CGAACGCCACGATAGGCGCCACGGCTAACCAAGCCAATGCCCGTGCTGCTGCGGCTGCTGGTGCATCGAGTACCGTAACGAATTCCGGTGGGGCTGGTGGATTGAGTGCGCCGGCTACGGCTAGCAAGTCCCTGCTAGGGCAATGATCTGCTATATCTCCATATTCCTGATCGCTGTGCCGCTAATCATCATCGCGGCATTGCCATGGGTCTTGCGAGAAAACGATAAGGATGAGCATGATGGCGAGTGAGATGGTGGAACGATGTGCCGCCGCTTTAGCTAGAGACGGAGGCCTGAATTTCAAGGATGTGTCTAAGTCATTGCAAGAGTTGTATCTGAATCTTGCAAAGATAGTCATTACCGAAATGCGGGAGCCGACTGAAGAGATGCTCAGAGCAATGTATTCAGATGAATTTTGTCGGGAAATGTACCGAGCGGCAATTGACGAGGCGCTGAAATGATTCCAATCAAACACCACCGCCGCATGAAGGTTCACGAAGTCCGGGAGATAGCAAGACTTCCGTATAATGCATACGGCCCTAGCGAGCGCCGCATGACATTCCAGCAATTTTGGGATGACTACGTCACACCCGAACTCATGCCTGATTTCACATCGGATTCCATCCATTGACTATCATCGCACCGCGCCGTCAATGCGCTACATGCAAGTTCTTTCAACCAGATTCCGTTGGTAACGCTTTGGGAAAGTGCATATTTATCGAGTGGGAGAAGGCTTGGTATGCGCAATTCTACCGCGTGACGGATTCTAAGCGCCGCGTGACAAACCGAGATAGCTGTGAGGATTGGGAGCGGAAATGCTGATCGAAGCACACGCCTTAGCAGTGGCCATCGGAGATCTCCCTGATGCCGAAGCGCACAGATTCGAAACGCGCATGGTTTTAGTGCCAGACCCAACAGGGGGATTCCGTCCTGTCTGGTTTGAGTCGCCTCTCCTTGAGGAATATGTTTCTGGAATACCGGTACACCGCTGGTACTGGAGGTCGGACGTAAATGCTGATAACAAGCCGTAGAGGCTTCATCGCAGAGGTTAGCGCGTCAACCGATCGCTGTTTTAGACTGGTAATTTATAACTAGATTACGCCTATTATAACGCACTGGTGCCATTATGCCTACCGCAGCGACCAATCTAAAGGACCGTCAGCAGGATCGCTACGGCAGTGTAGACGCTCGCCCTGACTCTAGCGCGTATTATGAGAGATCGGGGCCAACGCTTCTAGCGCAACAACCGTCAGAGCCAACCAAGAAAAAAACAAAAGCGGACCACGATGCAGCCGTCAGGATCTGGACCGTCATACGCGACAAATGCGATCAGGTCATCAATGGCCTGCGCATGTGGCGGAATTCATGGTGGTATCACTGGAGCCTGATTTCGAAGTTTTTGCTTCCTCGTCGGTTTACATGGTGGCAGGGCACGGTTCCTACAGCTAACGCCATGATCCATGGCAGCCCAATCAATCAAGCTATCCTTGACAGCACAGGGTCCCTTGCCGTCCATGTGTGCTCCGCTGGGCTCATGAACGGGTCAGCCTCGCCATCTCGCCCATGGTACAAATTTAAGATCGGTCTGCCAGGCGTTGACCCAACCGACGAACAGGCAGCGTATTTCGAGGACGTGGAAACGCGGATTTACGCCGTCATGGCGGGTTCTAACTTCTACGATTCTCTGAGCCAAGTTTACGAAGATCTGGTCGTATTTGGAACGGCAGTGATGATCATCTATGAAGATGATGTCGATGCGATCCGCTGCTATGTATCTCCGGCTGGCGAATATTACATTGGTTCGTCGTCGACGTTCCGCGCCGAAACGATGGCGCGCCAGTTCCTGATGACCATCAGTCAGACCGTTGAGATGTTCAGCCTGGATAAGTGCCCGGAATCAGTGCAGGGGCTATGGAAGACTAAAGGGTCCTCGCTCCAGGTCGAGAAGATTATAAGTCACTTGATTGAGCCTAATTATCCGATCCAGAGCAACGATGGGGAAGACGTTAAGCCAGTCAGCGCAGACTTCCCGTGGCGCGAGATCTATTGGGTTTTCGGTGAAGGCGGCTCAGAGTCTCTTAGTGCGAAAGGGTTTTGGGAACAGCCTTACATGTGCCCGCGCTGGTCGACAACTGGCAACGATCCCTATGGTCGTGGTCCCGGCATGGATACGCTGCCTGACGTGATGCAGCTCCAGCAGGAAGTTGCCCGAAAGGCAGAAGCGATTGACAAGCTCGTGCGGCCCCCGATCGTGGCAGATGCGACACTGAAAAATCAGCCGTCTTCGACGCTACCGGGCGGCGTGACGTTCGTCGCGAATCTTGCGCAGTCTAGCGGGATGAGGCCCGTCTATCAGGTCACACCGCAGATCAAAGAGATGATGGAAGATCTCAACGAGGTTCGCCAGCGCATTAAAGCTGGGTTCTTCAATGATATCTTTCTGATGATCGCGGAGCAAACCAAGGACCAGACCGCTTACGAGATCGCGAAGAAGTACGAAGAAAAGCTTTAGGTCCTAGGTCCTATCATCGAGCGCCAGCAGAACGAGCTTCTGGGACCAGCAATCAAGCGCATCTTCAGGATTATGGAGCGTAAGGGCTTATTGCCCCCTCTGCCGCAGTCGCTACAGGGCGTGCCGCTTGATATCGAGTACATCAGCATCATCGCAATCGCACAGCGCGCCACGGCCACGGCTGCGATTGAGCGCGTGTTGCAAGTAGCTGGTAACATGGCTGCGGCCCCCGCAATGGCGGATGTCCTTGATAATATCGATCCAGATGCTACAATACGTGAGTACGCAGAACTTGTGGACGTAACGACGAAAATCTTCCGCAGTAAGGGGCAGGTCGATCAGATGAGACAGCAGCGGGCGCAGGCACAACAGGCGCAACAGCAGGCACAGACAGCCATGGCTGCGGTTCAGGGGGCGCAGACGCTTTCTCAGACCGAGGTCGGCGGGGGTACGAATGCGTTGCAAGCGATGCTTGGTAACATGGGTCAGAAGGGGGTATCATGATTGAGTTTGATGTTGGAGACGGGGCTTGGATGGATCGAATCCCCATGGTTCCGCCGAATAGGCCGGATTCTCATGAGCACTATTATGCCGTCAGAGTGATCTGGGAATTCCTCCATGGCATCACATCCCATGAGGGGATCCAGCGGCAATGTGCGTTCTTATCTGTAATGAAAAAGGAAGATGCTCTTTCCAGAATGCTATATGATAACCGTCAGGAGAATCCAGAACAAATTGTTGGATTGTCTGCGGCATGGAATACGACGGACCCGGGAAAGGCTCAGAACGCAAGATGCGTCCAAGATGCTGGAGGACGGTCAAAAAACCTGACATCTATGTGGCTTATTTGTTGGGGATCTAGGACGGTTTGCGGTCTGGCACCATCCGTAGAACCAGATTATTCGGGTCCGTTTAAGTTTGGGTATGCTCCTATTGATTGGAGATATATCCAAAGGGTTGCGAATATAGACGCGACTACACATAGCCCTGATGACATTGCTCGATATATCTCCGCAATGGCGATTAGGGCGCCCTTTTTACAGGGGACCACGAACGTACTGTATATGAACGAAGAAGTATTTAGGCTTGTTCCAGTTGATATGATGAAAATAATTCAGCGCTCAGGCGTCGATATTTATGTGACTCAAGCAATACGCAATGGGGATGATCTAGTAGAATGATGACTGTAGCTACTACGCTATTCTATGAGTTTGACCAGCAGACTCTTTTCCCGGGAAAATACTGTCATACTAAATCCGCCAACCCGTACTCAAAATTAAGGAAATGGCGGATTGGTCTATCCAAGGGGCGTGCCAACGTACACCGACGCACTACTGACCTCAGAAGGATTCCCATCTATGTCTAACCTGTATGAACGACTCAGTGCCATGTACCATACGCCATACTATGAGGTTCGGGGGCCAGCGCCGGGACTAAGACACAATGCCGACACGATCTTCGTCCCCCATCGCTTCCCTGTTAAGGATGGCATCTCCTGGCGGGATGTGATGAAGCATGGCAATCGAAACAAACTCCTTGATTATGTGGTGGTGCGCGATGAGCAGTGAAGCCAACGAAACCTATCTCTATGATCGTGTCGTGGATGGACTCCGCGTCGCGTCTGACTCTGCGGTTGGCATGGCGTACGGTAACCGGAAGCAATCGGATGCTGTGCTGCACGCTAAGTTGATCGAAGGCTTGCGCACGGCAGAGAATGCAGCCCGCATGATTGGTCATTATCGCGAGATGGCAGGGCAAGGCGTTGCCTGGGTTCGGCTGGGTTCTCGCCTCGGCGCCATGGTCGAAGCGGCCACTAGCAGCGTGGCACGGACGATCGCAGACACCGTGGAGTATGAGCGCAACTCAGGCCGTGGCGCCCATTGGGCACAGCTTGGAGTGTTGCTAGGCATGATCGCCGACGACTGCAAGCGTGCGGTTCAGCAGTCAGGTGACAAGGAACTCATCATCGGCGGGAAGGCGTGGGTGAACTGAACACGCGCATCCTACCGCCAAGGCCAGCAGTCGAAATATCCCAATGCCGCGACTGCTGGCATTTCATTCCGCGGCGACAGCAAGAGGGGCAATGGTGTGGCTTAGCGATCAAACCATTGCCCGATGAGCATACCCAGATGATCCCCGATTGGTGCCCTCTGGAGGAACCAAGTGAACACGCGTGAAGCCGAAGCCTTCATCCGAAATACAGCAACGGATTATGGCGCCCCATCGCCGAAGAAACCACAGCCGGTGATTTTCAAGGAAGAACCGGAGCGTCCTGTAACTCGTCCGAAGCGGAAGCAGAATGATAAGCGATAAGCAGCGGATTTCTACGGCAGAGAATGCCCGAAAGGCAGCGCTTCGGAATTCCGGGATTTCAGAACCATCCGATGCTGATTTCCATCTTAGGACGCCTGCTAGGCTAACAAACGCTATTGAAGATTTATCTAGGCAATTAAAAATATCAAAGCCGGAAGCGATCAGGCGAATGATAATTTTCTGGATTAATCAAAAATAATTGTTGCTGGGCTCTTGGTACCAGCTTCTACCCGGGTCCATGAGCGAACCGGATACGAAAACTCCCGATGAATTTCTTCCTGACGGATTCGAACCGAGCCCGTTAACAGACGAAGAATTTCAGAATGACCCTGCGAGGAACCGAAAGGCTTCCGCTCGGGAAGACCTGCGCCAGCGCTTTATCGAGGCTGCTCTTAGCACGCGCGATGGCAGGGAATGGATGTATGACAAGCTTTCGCGCTGTCACATCTACCACACAAGTTTCGTTGTCGGCGATGCTCTAAGCACTGCTTACCAGGAGGGTGAGCGAAATATCGGCTTGCTTCTCTTGGCAGAGATTCCCCCCGATGTTTATGCGTTGATGTTAAAAGAGGCCAAGAATGACTGATCCCGTCGTCGCGGTTCCCGTAGCGGCGCCCGTCTCTTCTCAAGAACCGACTGTTACAGTTCCGGTAGCTTCCGAGTCTTCTTCGCCAGTTAATGCGGCCCCTATCGTCGCATCCGAACTAGCCTCCGAAGCTGTTGCTGCTCCGGTAGCGGAGACCGTAGCCGAACCAGCCTCCGAAGCTCCCAAGCCTCCGACGTCTCTGCTCAGTGAAGCTGGTAAGGATCCTGAACCACCCGCTCCAGTATCCGATGCACCAGTAACCCCAGAGCAGACGGTAGAGCTTCCGTCTTATGAATCCTACAAGCTTCCTGAAGGCGTTACACTTAGCGATGAAACGCAAGTAAAGGCATTCAATACGCTGCTCGGAGAGCTTGAAGCGCAGACCAAGATTCCGCATGAGCTGATGCAGGAACATGGCCAGAAGCTGGTAGATTTCTACGTCCAGCAACAGCAGGCTGCGCAGCAGCAAGCTGCCAAGCTCCAGGCGGATGTCTGGGATCGGACCCGCCAAGGGTGGCGCGGCGAGGTAAAGTCAGACCCGGTTATTGGCCGAAACCGGTTTGAAACTGTTCTACGTGATGCGGCTCGTGTTCGTGATCTGTTCGCCACCGATCGGTTCAAACAGATGATCGAATATACCGGAGCTGGCGACCATCCCGGAATGATTGAGTTCTGCAACAATGTCGCGCGGTACCTGGACAAGCATGGGTTGCTTCGCGAGGGAACCCCGGTTCCGGCACCTACCAACAAAACCACCGCCTCTAAATCCGGGCCGCGCGCCCGTTACGCCGGATCATCCGGTACCCCCGGTTAACCCGGCAATGACAGGAGCCAAACATGGCATTTCCTACCCTACTTGATTGGGCGCGTCGGCAAGCACCAGACGGCCACATCGACGAGATCGCTGAACTTCTGAGCCAGTGCAACGAGATCTACAAAGAGCTTCCTTGGCGCGAAGGCAGCCTCCCGACAGGTCATCAGGGCACCGTGCGAATCGGCTTGCCACTGGCTACCTGGCGTATGCTCAACCAGGGCCTGACCCCAACGAAGGATCTGACCGCACAGATCCAGGCGGGCGCGGGGATGCTGGAGGATATGTCCCAGGTGGACAAGGCAATCGCGGAGCTTAATGGCGACGTTGCCGGATTCCGGGTGGAATCCGATAATGCTCACCTTGAGAGCATGTCGCAGATCATGGCACAGCAGTTCTTCTACGGGAATGCAGCCACGGCTCCTGCGCAGTTCACTGGGCTGTCCCCACTATACAATACGGTCACACTGGCTAATGCCCAGAACGCCAAGAACGTTTTCAATGCCGGTGGATCTGCGTCAAACAATGCATCGCTCTGGCTCGCTGGGTGGGGTGACCGAACGGGGTTCGGATTCTTCCCGAAAGGCTCTCAGGCCGGGCTGCAATTTGAAGACCGTGGCGACATCAACTTCTTGCTGGATAGCACAGGTAAGCAATTCCGGGGATACACGAGTTGGTTCTCGTGGAAGGCTGGCTTGTTCATCCAGGATTGGCGTTACTTCGTCCGTATCGCGAATATTGATGTGACGACCGCCGGGCTTGCCGGGGCTAACCCGCCCGATCTGTTCGCCATTATGTCCAAGGCTGTGATCCGGCTGCCGACGTTCACCAAACGAGCTTCTGGCATTACCGAGACCGATGCGCCGGATGAACCGGCCCCCGGCATCATCCCGGCATGGTACTGCAACCGGACAGTGCGAGAATACCTGGATATCCAGGCTATCCGCGACAAGAACGTTCTGCTTGGGTTCCGGGATTACGCTGGCCAGCCGGTCATCGAATTCCGAGAAGTGCCAATCCGGGTCTGCGATGTCCTGACCATCACCGAAGCGACCGTCGTCTAACTGGCGTCAGAAGGAGCACATAAAATGTTTGTGGACTATACGCTAGTTTTCTCGGCCGCTCAGGCGATCACATCGACGGCCCCATCGACCAATGTCATCGACCTGACTGGTGCTGGCGTTGGGAACCCTCCAGGCGTCACTTATGGTACGGCATCTGTCTACGGCGCAGATATGGGCGTTGGTGATGGCATGGCAGTCCCGAAAATCAGCGTCGGTATCTCCACGCTGTTCGTCGGTGCGGGTGCGAGTCTGACTGTGTCCGCACAGTTCGCCGTTGATAACGCCAACTCGCCTGGTGCGTGGCAGACCTATGCGGAGACTGGGGCTATCCCCGTCGCCGCGCTCGTCGCTGGCGCTTCGATCGGTACGTTCGATTTACCGCGCGTCCCCCAGGGCAACATCACGCAATATCCGCTGCCCCGCTTCGTTCGGCTCAACTACACTGTTGGGTCTGGCCCGTTTTCCGCTGGCGCGGTCAACTCTCAGATCGTCCTGCAACAGGACAGTCAGCTCGGCGGGATCAACTATCCCTCCAATTTCAGCGCTGGGGCGTAACCTATGTCGGACATCAACGAACCAACTTCCGAATTGGGCGCCCCGAAGCGCGGCCCAGGGCGTCCTCGCAAGGATG